GGGTAACTCGGGCCCATTTGTCAGGGTTGTGAAGGGAATTCCGTCATGGGTGTTCAGCCGGTCACCGGGATTCACCGTGGCATTTATCCGCGCGTCGCGGAGTCTATTCGTGCCATGAGTTGGCTGATCGATTCCGATGGCGCCATGGTGGAATTGGCTTTAGTCACGGCCCGCGCCATCGATGCCGCTGTGCGAAAAAATGATATCGATCAGGTGGCGAAACTCGGTCCGCAAATGGCATCGATCCTTAAATCGTTGGGTGGCACGCCAGGCGACCGTAAATCCTTGATGGCGGAAGGAAATCCGCGTGGCCGGTTGGCAGAATTGCGCGCGAGTCGGGTCAACGATCCCGCGACTATGGACTAGGCCTCTCGTCGATGGTCCGGCCGGACCGTGCGGGTGTGGATGTGCCTTAACTCCTGTCACGAGTAAGGGTTTTGAGGCTATTGCATTTGCCGAGGATATTCTCAAGATCACTCTTATTCCCTGGCAACGGTGGGTTTTGATTCACGGCCTCGAGTTGAATGCCCAAGGTGGTTATAGGTTTCGCACTCTTGTAATTATGGTGGCCCGGCAGAACGGTAAGACTCTGCTCTTACAGGTGAAAGCCCTCTATAAGTTGTTCGTAGACGGCGCTCAATTGGTTATTGGTACGGCTCAGACTCTTGATGTGGCCGAGGAGGCGTGGAATGGCGCCATTGAAATTGTCCAGGCCACGCCTGAACTGAGTGAGGAAGTTGAGCAAATCTATAAGGTCAACGGTAAAAAGTCGCTGACTATTGCCGGTGGCGGACGATGGAAGATTGCGGCCGCCAGTAGGCGGGGAGGGCGTGGCCTTTCCGGTGACGACGTGAATATGGACGAATTGCGTGAGCATCAGAAATGGGATTCATGGGCGGCCGTCACGAAAACGACGATGGCCCGGCCACGTGCTCAGGTCTGGGCCTACAGCAATGCCGGTGATGACGCTTCCGTCGTTCTCAATCATTTGCAGGCCATGGGTCGTGCCGCTATCGATGATCTCACCGATTCGGATCAATCCTTTGGATTGTTTGAATGGTCGGCACCGGAGGATTGTGACCCGACGGACCGTGACGTCTGGCCGATGTCTAATCCTTCGCTCGGTTACACCATTACCGAGGATTCCCTCGCGGCATCATTGGCTACCGATCCTCCCGAGGTTTTCCGGACGGAAGCCTTGTGCTTGCGGGTGACCACGCTGGTTCGGCAGAAGCTTCCGCCGAAATCGTGGCTCGCCTGTCTCGATCATGATTCCCGTATCGATGCCGACTTGCCCGTGTTCGCGCTCGAGGTCGCGTGGGATCGGTCCTACTCGGCTATCTGTGCGGCCGGCCCTCGACTCGATGGCCTATCGCATGTGGAATTGATTGCCTATCAAGCGGGTACCGATTGGGTAGTGCCATGGCTTGAGAAGCGGATGAGGCAATGTCACGTGGTGGTGGTGGACCGCTCGGCCCCCGGCGGCTCCCTATTGACCGAAATGGTGAGCGCTGGTCTACGGCTCAAGATCGTGGGAACGCGGGATCATGCTCAGGCATGCGGTGCGCTTTATGACGCCGTGGTGACTGAGCAAATACGTCACATCGGCCAGGAACCGCTCAACGTCGCATTGTCTGCGGCTGTCACGCGACAACTGAGCGATGTGTGGGTATGGGACCGCAAGCAATCACCGGTTGATATCTCACCGATTACGGCCGCCACGCTGGCCCTGTGGGGTACGGCCCTTTATCCGCTTTATGACCTTATCGACACGGTGCAGTGAGGAGGAGGTGACCACGTGCGGCTTGCCTGGCCATGGCGACGGAAGTTGGAAGCACGCCAGATTGTTTGGCCTTTTGATGTTGGCCCCCCTGCCTATGCGTTAGGTCGGACCAACGTTGACGATGCACTTTCCCTGTCTGCCCTTTATGCATGCGTGCGCCTACTGGCGGATTCCGTGGCGAGTCTTCCCCTGCAGGTCTATCGGGATACCGGCAATGATACGAAAATCAAGCTGCCGGGCAATGCGCTATTCTCGCAACCGGCCGCGAGGGGGACGCTTTACGATTGGCTGTATTCATGCATGACGTCTTTGCTTATCCACGGGAATGCCTACGGATTGATCACGTCTCGGGATGGCTTTGGCTTTGCCACTACCATCGAATGGTTTAAGACGACGGCCGTTCACGTGGTGGAGGAAGGTTTTAACGGCGCTCGCTATTTCTATCAGGGTAGTGAAATTCCGTTAGAGGATATGGTGCATATTCGTGCCTTTACGGTGGCCGGATGTGTCGAGGGACTTTCTCCGGTTCAGACATTCGGACCTCTCATTGCCAGCGGCCTGTCGGCATTGCAATATGGTAATGACTGGTATGCGGCCGGAGGATTCCCACCGGGTACATTCAAGAATTCCCTACGCGGTGTCAATACCAGTGAGTCGGACGAGATCCGATCTAAACTCAGCACGGCTATTCGGAATCGTCAGCCATTGGTGTACGGCTCTGACTGGGATTATCACCCGATTGCGGTGCCGCCCGAGGAAGCGCAATTTATTGCTGCCATGCGGCTTAATGCTACTCAGATCGCAGCCATTTACGACGTCCCGCCGGAGAGGGTCGGTGGTGAACAATCCGGATCACTGACGTATGCGACTCAGGAGCAAGATCAAATCCGATTGGCTCTGACGGTACAACGATGGACCACGCGACTGGAACACGCATTTTTTCCGTTGCTGCCTGAGCGACAGTATGTGAAATTCAATATCGATGCCACGATTCGGACCGATCTCAAGACCCGGCACGACGTCTACATGGTGGACCGGAAAATGGGTCTCAAGAATATCGACGAATTGCGCGCTCTCGATGATCTCGACCCGCTACCCGATGGCGCCGGTAAGGATTATACGGCTCTTGAGATCATGGTAGTGGAGGCCAATAAGCAATCGAATACCGGTGCCGCGACCACACCTAATGCGCCGTTCAATCCTCAAGATCCGATGATGCCCAACGGCACGCCTAAGGCACCGCAGAAAATGCGTGCCATTTAATGAGGGGACAATTCCCGATGACGATTGCATCGGCGGAACGGCGCTTTACTCCGATTGTCGTTGAGAGTCGGGGTAAGGATGGCGTCAACCGTATCGGCGGGTATGCCGCCGTATTTAAGCGGACGAGTAAAAATCTGGGTGGCTTTGTCGAGGAGTTGGCGCCGGGAGTATTCAATGACTCCCGCGCGCGCGGATGGCCCGACGTCATGGCCCGGTATAACCATGAGGACAGTGCATTGTTAGGAACCACTGGTGGCGGGACGCTACGCCTCAAGATTGACGACACGGGTCTAGATTATGAGGTCGACCTACCGGCCGCGCGTGCGGACGTGGCGGAATTGGTTTCCCGTGGCGACGTTCGCAAGTCCTCATTTGCCTTCCGCACTCTTGAGGACACGTGGACGACCAATGATCAGGGATATCCGCTACGCACGTTGATCAGTGCTGCACTGATTGATGTGGCACCGGTGAATTCTCCGGCCTATATCGATACGTCCGCTGGTAAGCGGGATATCCAGATTGCCTACCGTTCGCTATCGACGGCCAAGCAATGCCCTCTTGAGGATGTCGAGCGCTTGGCCGATGAGAACGAATTGCGCAAGCTATTCGTTGTGGTCGGCCAAAGTGTCGGCGCTAAGCCGAAGGTATTCGGCCCGTCGGCTGTCGCGGCATTGCTCGCCCGGCGTGAGGATCCTTACATTACAAGCTGATTTTGGTTGATCGGGCCAGGCTAGGCCAGTCCGATAAAGACGTAAACAATCACGGGCAAGGTTCGTCCAGTCCGTAAATTCCTGCACCTACTGAATGAAGGAATTTACGATCATGAGTGATGTTGCTAAGAGGCTCCGGGATCGGCGCCTCAATGTGTGGAATGAGGCCCGCGCGCTGGCGGATCTCGCGTCGGAGGAGAACCGCGCGTTCGCGGCTGAGGAGCAGGGCAAGTGGGACGCTCTGAACGCGGAGATCGATGCTCTTGACAAGCGGATCGGTGCGGTGCTCGATCAGGAGAAGCGAGCCAAGGATGCCGACGACGCTTTCAATGCCATCACCGGAAAGCCTAAGACGCTGGGTATTCCTGAGGGTAACGATGCTGGAAATTCTCTCCGAAAGTTCATGACCGGTGAATCCGGTCAGCGTTCTCTCGAAATTCCGGTAAGGGCTGGCACCGATTACCGTGCATTGTCTAAGCT